TTATGATAGTGATGTTGATTATCAAGGTTATTCTATATTTTATTTTAAGAAAGGTAGTTCTTTGATAGGAATGGCATGGATTGGATATGACAGAGTTATTTACGGGAAAATTCGTTAGAATTGTTTGATTTGATTTGAATTAAAATTTGACCTCTGATTTGTTTCGGGGGTCTTTTATTATGTTATCGCAAGCGTCAGGACTGTCTGGGTTGAGTCAGAATTTGTTGTTGGTGTGATTGTATGGGTTGGATTGATTTTTGTATTTGGAGAGGATTTGTGATGATTATGTGATAAAATTATCAAAAGAATAGAGACTCTAGTGGATTTAGAGTCTCTTTATGAATAAGATTATTTATTTATATTTATATTATACAATCTCATGTAATCTATACATTTCTTCTACTAAAACATTCACCTCGTTCTCATACAATTTACATGCAATGGAATATAATTCATCTATCATGCCAATTTCCTCAATATATTCTAATTTGCTTCTTAATTTAGATTTATGGGTTTTATTATAAAATTCCATTCTAGTATTTATTCTAGTTTTATATTTTAGTTCAAATGCTTTATAAAGTTCAGACCATCTATCATTAAAATTACTGCATTTCATTACTACGCGATTAAGAATTTGTCTTTTGGAAGCAAGAGGTATGTCTTCTACCAATCCTTTAATAATATCAGATTTATAATCAATATCATTTTGTTGTTTAGCAATTATACCATTTTGATTAGTAATAACTGCTAATGTTGATTTGAATAGTAATTTAGTTGGTTCATCTGCAAATGGTAAATATGTATTGATGAATTGTTCTGGATCTGCAACAAATCCTCCTGTCTTACGAATTGTTGGTAAGACAATATCTGTAACCCAATCTTGAAATTTTTCAGCTTCTTCTTTATGACTTTTGAAAATAAGCTTATAAACTCCACTTTCAGTTAGAAAATTTTCTCCTGTATTATGTAATTTTCTAAAGTCGGTATCGCCGACAATAGAATTTGTAAGCTTTACAACCTGTTTTGAGTTCATTCTTGAGATATTATCTCTAACATTTTTAATATCTAAAATATCTGCTACATGTTTTGAATTAAATAAGATAGTTCCATTCCAATCAAATACCTCTACATTTTTACCTTCGAACATCATTAAATTATTTGTCATTGTTGTTGTCATGTTTTTATTTCCTTCTTTCTTTAAATTAATTATTTTATTTTTATATTGTTTACAAGGATACTGACAATGGCAGTGTCCTCTCAGGCCCATCTCTTATTATAACTCTTAACTCCTTTCTATATTATATTTTCTATTTGTATCACCTTCATTATTATACATGCTTGGAATTGATTTGTAAAGTATAAAATAAAATAATTTGATAAAAATATTAGGAGGATTATAAATGCATCTTAAACGAAAGATAACATATTTCACACTAGAAACCACAGAAGAAGAGATTAAGATATTAATTCAATGTATTAAGGGATCTAAACTAGATAATCCAAGAGAGCAATCTAAAGCATGGGATACATTAAATGATTTTGAGCGTATGCTTGGAATTGAAAAGGAAGAAGATAATGTAATTACGGGCGAATTTGCTGATGAGATTAGAAAAGAATTATTAAAGAAACCTTCTGCTGGAGCTATTGCAAGAAATAAGAGAGCAAGTGAGTTGTTGGATAAGTTAAGGAAATGATATTGTATATTAATTTGCAACCTTAAACATTATATGATAATATATGGTTATAACAAAATAAGTGAGAGGGCGGCTACCCTCTCTAAGTGTGACTAGGGCGTTTTCTCAGGACGCTCTTTTACTTTCCCATTTTTGAGTTTATGTAATCAGACAATAAACTACCCAACAGTGTGCCGAGAGCACCAAAAATAATAATATCCATCGCCATCCACCTCCTTTCATGGGCTTGTAATAGTTAAAAATAAAGTAAAACCTCTCACAAACACACAACTCTAGGTAGTATGGACGCTAACCACATTGATATTATATCATAAATTTTGGAAATTGAATATGGTGAGATGGAATTTGTTTATGCTAATTGTGTTAAGTTTTGTATAATCAAGAAATAAAATTATTTGACACGGATATTGATGTGTGGTAATATGCTGATATAGAGAAAAGGTTACTGGTTTTATATTTTATTTATTAATGATTATTTTATTGTTGAAGATTTTACTCCTTATACATATGTTTATGATTTTTGATAGGCATATGGGCAATGTGGTATAATAGAGGGATAAGGAGTGATTGGGATATGAAAATTGAAGTTAACAATAAGATAAGACAAAAAATTAAAGAGTATCAATCAAAAACAGGAACAAGTCAAGTTTGGATTGCTGATCAATTAGGTATTAGTAAGTCGAGACTTTATCAGATATGTGGAACAGAAAATATGATGTTGGATGTAGCTATGAAGTTTGCAATCTTTTTCGATTGTAAATTAGATGATTTATTTGATTATAAGGTTATAGAAAATAGTAAAAATATTATAGACTGATGGTAAAAATACTATTGACATTAAGTATATAATACTCTATACTAATATTAGTTAAGGAATGCAAATTAATTGCCTTAACATTTTAGAAGTATAGAGGAGAGTGCTATATTTATATGGAAAAAGTTTACTGCATCAAGGATTCTAATGGTCGTTTTGGTGGTCATATCAATATCTGCTCAAATTCAATGACTAAACCAAATTCCGACTGGAAATGGGACTACTACTCGACGGAAATTCCAATGACAGTAATTGTCAATGGTAAAGAATCTGTTGAACTTAAAATCCAGAAACTTGAAGAGTTGAATGCTTTGGCAAAATATGATTTAACTTGGGAAATTGTGGAATTTACCCATGAACAGTGGGAAGTTATGATTGATGACTGTCATAAGAAATATATAGCATTAGGTGTAGATCGTATGATGGTGAGTCATTATACCTCTTCAATTGAAATGAAGGATATTGAGAAAGGCTGTATTGGAGCACATCGAAGAGCAGTGAGGGATATTTATAGGAAGTATAAAACAAAGGAATACATAGTACAGTTGGTGTAATATGGGAAAATTGATTCAATTCCCTTGCGTTGATCATTATGAAGATTGGCAATACGAAGACTATTATGATGAAGAATTTAATGATATGAATCAAGATTATGAAGTTTTAGTTAAAGAAAATTGTGTTAGAGAATTTATTAGGAAAGTATTAATGTTTATTTTGATGAGATTGTGATTATTTTAGTTTTTGAATTTATTAGTTTTACAGAGGATAAAAATTGAGAGTTATAAACTCAATGGGAATACTCCACCCTCCTCTGTATTTATATTTATATTTATTTTTTATTTAGGTTTGGAGTAGATAAAATATTGGAGGTAGAAAGAAATGAAAAAATATACATATGAAGAAGTTAAGAAGTTTGTTAATGATTTAGGATATGAACTAATAAGTAAAGAATATTTAGGTGTTTTTAGTAAATTAATTATAAAGGACACCGAAGAATATTTTTATAAAATTACACTTAATGATATTAAAAGTGGTCGTATTCCGTATAAATTTCATAAAAGTAATCCATATGCAATCCAGAATATAAAATTATGGTTATTATTAAATAATATTAATCTACAAATAATTAGTAAAGAGTATAAGAACAATAAGACGGAATTGATTTTTAAAGACAAAGATGGATATTATTACTCAATTTCTTTTGATAATTTGTATTCTCGAAGAAATCCAAATAAATTCTATAAATCAAATATATTTACAATGCGAAATATAAAATTGTGGTGTAAGTTAAATAAAAAGTGTTTTGAATTAATTGGAGAACAGATTTATGAGAATAACTATAAAAAATTAAAATGGAGATGTTTAAAGGATGGTTGTAGAGAAATATTTCAATCAACTTGGTCTGACATTCAACAAGGAGGTGGATGTGGAGTTTGCGATGGAAGGCAAGTAAGTTTATCTAATTGTCTTGCAACTAAAAATCCAGAACTAGCCTCTGAATGGCATCCAACTAAGAATGGTTATTTAACTCCTTATGATGTAACGGAAAGTGGCAGACAAAAAGTATGGTGGAAGTGTAAAAATAATCATGAATGGGATTCTACAATCAATAATAGAAATGGAATAGATGGTTGTAATTGTCCATATTGTTCAGGTAAGTTACCTAGTGAAGACTATAATTTATTAATCAATAATCCAAAATTATGTGAAGAATGGGATTATAACAAGAACGATAAACAGCCATATGAGTATACTCCTAGTAGTAGTAAGCACGTATATTGGAGATGTTTAGAGTGTAGTCATGAATGGAGTGCTAGTATTGGAGATAGAAATAGAAAAGACGGAAAAAATTCTGGATGCCCTGAATGTAATAAATCCAAAGGAGAAAAAGAAATTAAGAGAATTTTTGATTTAATAAATATTTATTACATTCCTCAAAAAGAATTTGATGATTTATTAGGTTTAGGTAATGGTAAACTATCTTATGATTTTTATCTGCCTAAATATAATCTATTAATAGAATACCAAGGCGAATATCATGATAAGATAATTTTATATTATAAAAACGAACCAAGAGAATTAGCTGAAGAAAGATTATTAAAACAAAAAGAACATGATAAACGTAAAATGGAATATGTTTTAACTAATGGATATAATTTCATAGAAATTTGGTATTGGGATTTTGATAATATTGAAATTATTTTGAATAAATGTTTAAACAGCATAGAAATTAAACAAGCGATATAAATAAATCAAATAAAAGTTAATACAAAAGGATGAGTTTATTATCAAACCCATCCTTTTTTGTATTAACTTTTAGCAAACATATTCAAATACATCAAATGAGAGACATCTTCTAATGCAAACAAAGTATTTTGTTCAATTCCATTGTCATCTATATAATCTAAATTTAAGAAATGTACTAACTCAATTGTTTGTTTGCTTCCGATCCCACTAAGTCCTCCAACTATTGCACCTAATGGCCCTGCAACCACAACTCCTACTAAGGATCTTTGAATTACACTCTTCTGCTTATCAGTTAGCATTTTTGAATTAGTAACTGTTTTATACTTAATTCTTTCTTTTGGGATTAAATGTTTATTGTCTATTTTTACAGATATTTTATCACTTGATATTCTTACTATTTCACCTTCTATTAAATTTGGCATCCCTTGTATATGTCTGAATTTTATAGGTGTAAGTTTTCCTTGTTTCGCATTTTTTAAAGCAGTTATTATCGCAATTAGGCTAACAATAAAAATTAAAATAAGTCCAATAAGAATTTTGTCCATAGAATAAAGCACCTTCCTTCCATATGTATTAATATTACCCTATTTTGTAAAATATGTCTATAAAAAAGGAGAATGAATCACAATGAAATTTAGCGAATTAAAAGAACAAATCCAATTAGGGGTAAATGTATCTGAACTTATTAAATTTGAATATGTTCCACTTATGTCTCAAAAAATAATGATAGATAATATAAAATCTATATGCTTAAAGGAAGATAATAATGGTCTTTTGAGTATAGACTACGTTTTTAAAAATCTATTTAAACTTCTTTATGTTTCAGTAAATTTTACAAATGTTGAATTTGAAGAATTATATGATGAAGAATATAACCTAAATTCTAATTTTGCATTTGAGATTTATGATTTATTTAAGGAAAATAAATTAGATAAATTTATATTTAATCAAGATGACTGCAAAGATTTTGTTGAAATATTAGAAAATGAGATAACACAAGAAATTAATATTAAAAATAGTGTAAGTTCTGTTTTGTCGCAAGTATTAAATAGTATTGCTGGCAAACTTCCATCAGAAAATAGTGTAAATTCTTTGATTGGGGATCTTCCTGCATTATTAAACTCATTCAATCAGCAAGTTAAAAAGAAAACTCCCTCCAAGAAGAATCAAGGTTAAATTATGGCAAAGACATTTAACACTATTGAAGAATTAATGATATATTTACAAAAACAAATTCCTGTTAGTTTAGAGGCAATTGGAGAAGAAGTTAAAAAAATATTAAGAGATAATGTTCAGCAACTTTGGTATGACAGACCATTTACTCCAACTCACTATACTAGAAGTATGGAGTATATAAATTCAATTGTATGTTCAAAAGCTACAAAAATTTCAAATGGTCAATATAGGGTTGAGATATATTTTGCTACAGATTTGATTCAGCCCTATATGAGTCCAAATGGTGAGTGGAATCAACATGCAAGTATTTACGGAGAAGATGTTTCTGCTCAAATTCCATATTATATTGAAGAGGGCAATAATTCTCCTTTATTTGAGTATCAAGGAGTACATCCTGTGAAAATAACAAAGGAATGGATCGAAGATAATGATTATTTAAGAAAAAGAATGATCAAATTTTTAGGGAAATATGGATTTAATTGCTCAGTGATATAGGTATTTATCCCCTACTTTTAGTGGGGGTGTATTTTTATACCCCAAATTAAAAGAGAGGTGATGTTATATGAGTGAAAATATAGGAATTAATTTACAAGCAGGATTGAATATATCTCAGTCAACTATTATTATAAAACAACAAGTGCAAAAAGTTCAAGACCTTTTAAAACCATTGAATATAAAAATAAATAGTGATACTTTAGCAAAAGAATTTGATAAAGTATCAACTAGCATTAAAGTTGCTACAGATGGAACTTCAAGAATACAAAAAAACATTATTAATATAGCAACAGAAGAAGGAAAATTAGTACAAATAACTCAAGCTTACAATAAAGAAATAAATACTATGGCTGTCTCTGGGATTAAAATAGTTGATAACCTAAAAGCTCAAGCTGCCGGGGCAAAAAAAGTCACTGAAGCAGTAAAGAAATCTCAACAAACTATTTCTGATACAGCCAGAAAAATGAGTGTAGATGAAGAGAATAAAAGAATATCTACTGTTACAGAAGCACAAAAAAGAATTGAGCAAAAAATATTAGGCAGTAATCAAACTATTTCAGAACAACAAAAACGAATGAATTCTGTTAATGCAAATAACTATGAGCAAGTTTGGTTAAAAGCATTTCAAAGAGTAGAAGCAGAAGAATTAAGATTAGCAAATACAATGGGTAGAATGAACGAGCAATCACAAGCGAGGGTTTCTTCTCAAAGCAATAAGAGTGATTTAGCTCAAAATACAGCAATCAATAACGCTTCTGACAGTGCTTACGTTCAAGCACAAAGAGACGAACAAGCAAGACTAAGAGCAAGACAAGAAGCAAGTGATACTGCTCGTAGAATGATGGCAGATGAAGAAAATCAAAGGGTTGCCACAACTACCAATGCTCAACGAAGAATAGAACAAGCGATTTCAGGATCTAATGAAACCATTGCACAACAACAAGCAAGAATGAACTCATCTCAAGCAAATGGTTATAGATATGAGCAAATGTTTTTACAAGCAAGTAGAGAACGAGGAGCATTAGATGTTAGAAATGCCGAACTTGAATCTCAAAGACTCATTGCTTCTACTAGAAATTTACAAGCAGAAAGACAGCAAACGGCAGAATTGCAAAGACAAGTTGCACTATATCAAGAACAAAATGCAATACAACTTAGGAATCTACAATCACAATATGGTAGTTTAGCTAGAACACCTGAAATACAGTCTCAAATTTCTGCTATTCGTGGTACAGTTGGTGGTTTAAGTAGTTCTGTTTTAGATGCAAATGGTTTTAGAACTCAATCTGCTCAAATAAATACAGCCATAAGTGGAATTAGAGCAAGTTTAAATGAAGCAAGAACTGCATCTAATAATTTTGCCACTGATTTAGTAAAAAATGCAGGGAAAATGATGACTTGGGGATTAGTTGGTGGTGTAATATTCGGCACGCTTCGACAAATTAAGGATGGATTCTCTTTTATAAATGATCTAGATAAAGCGATGACAAATATTTCTATGATTACTGGTAAATCTAGAAATTCTATTGTTGAGATGACTAAGGCATATGCGGATTTAGCGACACAATTACATACTACTACTGGCGAGGCAATGAAATCTGCTGAAGAATTTTTACGAGCAGGTCACAATCAAGAAGAAACTTTAAAATTAATTCAATCTGCTACAGTGATGGGGGCTATTGCAGGTCAGGATTCAAAGTCAAGTGCAGATCAATTAATTGCAATTACAAATGGTTTTAAAATGAGTGCAGATCAGGCTATAGATGTAGTCGACAAACTGACAACGGTCGACAATATGTCTGCTACTTCGACAAAAGAATTAGGAACTGCACTAGAACGAACTTCGGTTTCGGCACAGATGGCAGGAACTTCATTTTCAGAATTAGTTTCATATATTGGTACGGTTTCTAGTATTTCCAGAAAAAGTGCGAGTTCTATTGGCGAAAGCTTTAAGACAATATTTTCCAGATTTCAAGATGTACGTGGTGGAAAGAATTTTGATGCAGAAAATCAAGATATCTCAAACGTAGAACGTGATTTTAAAAAATATGCAGATATATCTATAAGAGAAACATCTGGTGAGTTCAAGGACTTCTCAATTGTAATAAATGAGCTTAGTTCTAAGTGGAATACGCTTTCAGAAGTGGCTCAGAGTGCGGCTTCAAAAGCTCTGGCCGGAACGAGACAAAGAGAGAATTTCTTAATTCTTATGAACAATATGGATACAGCATTAAAATTACAATCAGCTCAATTGGATTCAAGTGGTTCAAGTATGACTCGCTACGGAGAATTTGCAAAATCTACAGAAGCAAAGTTGAATGATCTAACAAATGCAGTTCAGAAAATTTGGCTGAATTTATTGTCATCTGAAGCTATAAATAGTGCAATTGAGGGAATGACTAAATTTGTTGGTGTTATTGACAGTGTAACTTCAACTTATGGTGGGTTAACTACTGCAATATATGTAACTATCGCTGCTTTGGCAATATTTAAAAGTCAAGCAATTGCTGGAGTGGTAACAAGCATTTCACAATGGGTTATAAGTTTCGGTTTAGCAGAAACAGCTTCGCTCGGATTATCAATGGGTATTAAAGCATTATCAACTGCAATGTTAGGGTTAATTACTAATCCAATTTTTTTAGCTATTGCTGCCATTGGTGCTTTAACATATGCATTTGTCTCTTATGCTAACCATCAAAAAAAAGTCAAAGAACAGTTAGAAGCAACAGGAAGTGCACAAAAAGATTTTACTAAATCTGTTGAAGATTTTCAAAATACTTTAGATCCTAAAAAGATAGATGATATGGCAACAAGTTTAGAAAAAATAAAAAAAGCTGTTGATTATGATGAAACAATTAAAAAAATTCAAACATTAAAAGATGAAATAGCAGAACTGCAGGAATCTGAAGTTGAACAAGGAGCAGACTGGACAAAGACAATTGCAAGTAAAACTAAAGATATAGAAGAATTAACAGCATCGATAAAACCATATACAGATGCACAGTCTAAATATAACGAACAACAAAAAATCGCTACTGCATTGGATTATGAGTCTGTCCAAGCAGGAAATAAGAAAATTGCGTTAAAGATTCGTGAAAATGAATCTAATAGACAATTAATTGATAGTTATCAAAAAGTTCATGATAAAATGGTACAAGGGAACGAGTTAACCAAAGAAGAAGCCAATTTAAATCAGAAGATGATTGATAAATATCCTGAGTATACAAAGGTTTTAAATGATAAAACCACAGCCGTTGGTCTTGATATTGATGCTTTAAAATCCAATCAAACTGCCGAAGAAGCACTAGCCATAGTTTCATTCAATGCTATGAAAGCAAAAGCAGAGTCAAGTGCATTAGCCACAAAACAAATAATTGCTGATACAGAAGCAAGAATACATGCAATTCAGGCCGAAATAGATGCTCTCCAAGGAAAAAATGAAGCAATGGGTTCTGCAAATGCAAATGTACAGTATCAAAAATTATTAGAACAAGGCTCAGCACAGACTTTTATGGAATTCAAAAATGGTACTATTTTTAAAGACACTATTACTCCTAAATTAAAAATAGACTTAAGTGGAGCATACAAGCAATTACAAACAGCCAAACAGACTCTTGGTGCATGGAATACATTATCAAATATGAGTATTGATGATTTGAAAAAAGGTGTTTCAGATAGTAGCGGTAACAGTTTTGATCCTCCTAGTTCTAACAAAGATAAAAAGGATAAAGACAAAAAAGAACTCTCAATAGAATCAATCACACAGGCTCTTCTTGATCAAATTGAAGCAGAACATCTTTTGACTAAAACTCAATCTGATAAGATATCTAAAGAATTGGAACAGGCCAAGTCTGCTAAAGACTACACTTTAATCCTTGAAAAACAAAATGGACTCATCTCAAATCAAGCGAAAGAACTGTCTCAACTCCAATCAGCAAGAGACAAAATAAATTCCTTAAAAGATTCCGCTTTGTCATCTTCTAAATTTGGTGATATTAATCGTTGGTATACGGGGCAAGATAATAAAGAAAGCGTAGCGTTTGTACAAGAGAAAAATGCTCAGTCTGAAGAAGTTCGCAAAGCGATGGATGAAGAATTTAAATCTTCGCAAATACTTAGAAATGGTTGGATGTCTGTCACTAAAGCCATTGAAGAGAATATTGAAAAATCCAGAGATTTTACAAAACAATCACGCGAAGATACCATAAAAGCATTAGAAGAACAATCTAAAAAACTCTCTTCTGACGAAGTTTCCAAACTCGAATCCTCTTTTGCGAATCTTGATATTGAATCATGGATCAAAGACAATATCACAGCTACGTCAGATTGGGCAGATGTAACAAAAAGGCTTCAAGAAGAATTAGAAAAACTGGGTTCCCCTACGACTTTAGCAGGACAGCAGAAATATAATGATCTTTTATCAGACAGTGCCAAAAAGGCAGCAGACGCCCTAAAAGCACAGGTTGCTTACCAGAAGGAAGTGGATAAGCAAAAGCAAGCTTCTTTATTTGAATCTACTGACCGTGATTTAGCCAATATTATGGATCAGATCGACCAAGTAGACCAACAACAACAATTATCAAAAGGTGGAATATCATCATCAGTTCCTAAAATTGATATGGAAATTGTCCCTGTAATCGATTATAAAACAGTTCAAGAAAGCATCGACGAAATCCCTAAACCCAATGTTGATGAATATGATTTTGAACCACCTACAACATTTGTTACCTTTATCCACGACGAATTCACAAATGCTGTATTAAAGGCTAAAAATGATGTAGCAGACCTAACATTAAAAATCAATTCTCTAGGAGAAATAACTCCTACTAATCAAACTGAAGTCCTTGGTTATTATCAAAAAATTCAAGATGTATTAACTACTCTTTCTAAAACAGCATCAGAAGCAGAAGTAGGGCTTAACATCAGTTTAAAGAATGGTGAAATATCTCAAGAAGATTTTGATGAAAGACTAAAAGCAATTCAAGTTGCAGATTTAGAAGTTCTTGCTGTTCCTAAATTTGAAATGACTGCTGATGCACAAGCAAGTTTAAATTTAGTAAAAGAAAAAATTGGTGCTATTGATGTAGATGCCAATACAAAACCTGCAGATGATAAAATTCTTGAATTAATGTCTAAAGAATATGATGCAACTCTAACAATTATCGCAGATGACATTGCTGCAAAACAAGCTATAGCAGAATTACAAATTGATACATCATCAATTCATACCATTTACGTAAAAACTGTAACTCAAGCAACTGTAAATGCTAAAGGCACAGATTCTCATCCAGGTGGAAATGCTATCTATGGTGAAGCTGGTAGAGAATTAGTTGAATTACCAAATGGAACAATATTTTTAAGTGATGATAAAGCAACAATATCAGATTTGCCAAAGGGAACAAAGATTTATCCAAATTCCGAAACTGAAGAATTTCTTAAGAAAAATGGAATCCCTGCATACGAAACTGGCACTGGTTCTCACATCACTGATATTGATTTTCTTAATGATAGTTTAGATGAATTTGCTCAATCAATTTCTGACATTAGTAAAGAAATTGCAAAAACAACAAAGATAGTTGCAAAAGACAATACTGCCGTAGAAAAATCGGATAAGAAAATTGCTGGATATGAAAAAACTTTATCAAAATACCTAAATGAAGATGGAACATATAAAGATAAATATGTTGGTTCAAGAAGTGCTGAAAGAACAGTTGCTAGAACACAAAAAAATATTGAGAAAGAAACATCAAAAAATTCTGAACTAGTAACAAAAGCAGAATCAGATCAAGCTATTCTTGATGCTCAAAAAGCTACAAAAACTGACTTCACTCAAAAACTTATTGCAACTCAAAAAGCATTAGCTAATTTAAATTCCGCCCAATATATTGAACAGAAAATAAATCTTTATCAAGAAGCCATAACTGTTGCATCTGCTAATATTGATGAATTATATGATTCTATTGCTAAATATAAAAATGATGATGGAACATATGATGACAATGAGCAAACAAGAGATGTTTTAGGAAAGATTAAATCCAATTTTGATGCTCAAAAATCTGCTCAATTATCAATCAAACAACTCGTTAAAGAAAAATTTGAAGCAGAATATGAGGGATTTGATAAAGCACAGCAACTTGCCGAAAATCAAGTTTCAGATTTGCAAAAGACATTAGAATATCAAAAACTAATCGGTGCAAGCATTGAGGATCAATTAGCAACGGAAGAAGAAATTCTAAAGACAAAGCAAGGAGAACAAACTACTTTTTTAGCTGAGAAAGCTCAATTAGAAAAAGATAAAGCTGAAGCTGAAGCAAGTGTAAGGGCAAGTTTAGCACTGGTAGATAAAGATTATACCGAAACTGATTTAGCAAATGCATTAGCAAATTCACAAGAATTTCAACAAGCATCTGAAAAACTTGGAGAAGTTAATACAAAAATTATTGACGCTAAAATTGCAATTGAACAAACTGCTCAAGAAATTGCTAATATTAAATTTGATAATTTAACAAAACCATTTGATGATATTCAATCTAATTTAGAAACAGAGATTGCTTATAATGAAAAATTAATTGCTCTTGCAAAATTACAGGGTAAATCTCAGGAAGAAATTTCTAAAATAGAAGCAGATAGTATTAAAGATCAAAATATTAAATTGGAATCACAACAATCAGAATTAGTTGCATTAGAAGCATTGTTAAAAACTCAAAAAGAGGGAACTGCTGAATGGTTAAAAACAAAAGCAGCGATAGATGCTTCAAAATCATCAATTGTTGATACACAAATTTCTATTGCTCAATCTTATAGTGATATTGCGGATAAAGTTATTGAAGCTTATAAAGCAGCATATAAGCAACAAGAAGAAATTGCATTAGCTAGTATTGAAAAACAAAAAGAAGCTTATGATGAATTAATTGATACTAAAATTAAAGCTTTAAGTGATGCTTCTTCTGATACAGATTATAATGAAGATTTAGCAAGTGATCAGAAAAAAGCATTAGAATTGCAAAGTAAAATTGACGCTTTATCTTTAGACAATAGTATTGAGGGTAAAGCAAAAAAATTAGAATTATCTAAGCAATTATCTGAACAACAAACCGCTATAGCAACTAAGCAAAGACATAGAGATACTGAGTTACAGAAAAATAATTTAGAGGAGCAAAAGGAAAACAATACGAAAGCAGTTGAAAAACAGAAAGAAATAACTACTGCTTACTATGATGGTCTGATAAATGATGAACGAGAATTTGCTAGAATTAGACAAGAAATTTATGCTGGAAATTTTGCTGAAATTCAAAGTGATTTTGATGCTTTTAACGCATATTTTTCATCCCAAAATAAAGCGACTCTTGATGATTTAGGTGTTAGTTGGCAAGGTTTACAGAAAATTATTGATCAAGTAACAGCAGCTAGTCAAAATGCTCAATCAGCATTAGCAGCACAAGCGGCATTGCAAGCGTCTCAAGCTCAAGCATCATCAGCACAACAAGCAAGAGCAAATACTTCAAATGAAGAGCAATCAGCAGAAATGGATGCTAATAATGCAAATGGCAATACTCCTACTGTAAATGTTGATAAGGTTTGGAATATTGGATATTCTAGTGCTCATGGAACACCAGTTGTTAATGTTGTAGATAGTCAAGGTAAAGAAGTTGCGGTTAATATAACAAAGACAAATGAATCTAATTATGCTGTAACTCCTTTACAATCATATGTTGATGGTCAAACATATACTCTTACGGCAGATGGAATTGTGCAGAAATTTAAAGCTAGTAAGACTGGTTCGTATGATACTGGTGGGTATACAGGCGATTGGGGAGGTTCTTCTGGTAAATTAGCAATGTTACATTCAAAAGAATTAGTCTTAAATAAAATAGATACGTCTAATATTTTAAAAGCAGTAGATTTGTCTAGAACATTTATGTCTAATTTTAAATTACCAACATTCAATATCCCTTCATTTCAACCTGTCGTAGCAGGTAATTCTAATAACCCTATTAATTATAATCTGAATTTAACTATTGAAAACATGAATGGAGATAAATCTGGAGCAGATTTGGTATTTTCGACAATAGCAAATGGTCTAAAAAAAATGGGTAAGTGGTGATTAATTTCACCACTTCTTTATTTTTAATTTATTAATAAGATATTTTTTAGAGCAGATAGGTTGGAGTTATAAACCAACGACAAAGTGTCCTCAACACTTCTGCTTTATTTTTGTTGTGAAATTTTTGAGATATTATGCGAAATCAAATTTGAGGAGATGATAATAAGTGTTAATTACAAAAACAGTTGTGGTTAAGTGGAATATGTCAAATAGAATTAATTTAGAAAATAATGGTTACATATATACAAAAAAAGGTGATGAAATATCTATTGACGTAAAAGATTTGACAGATCAGAGTCATGTAAAGATAGTTTACAAATGTGATAAATGTGGAAAAGAAATTCCAATACCATTTCGCGAGTATTTACAAAAACATAAAAAGTTGTATGATAATACTGATTTTTGTAGAAAATGCGATAGAGAAAACAGATTTGAGATTGTTAAAAAAGGATTCAAAGAAAATAATTTTATATTGATAAGTGATATTAATGAATTTAAAAATTTTAATACAAGTTTAAAATATATTTGTTTAAAACATATTGAGGTAGGAATACAAACAACGAGTTATAGTGCAATTAAAAGTAATAAAAATAAATACAATAAAAGCGGCTGTAGAATTTGTGCGTCTGAAATTGGTGCAGATGCCTCACGACTAAGTAATGATGTTATAAAAAAGGAATTTAATAGAAAGAATTTAATTTTATTAAGTAATATTTATAAAAACGGAAATCAAGAGTTGTTATATATATGTCCTAAACATCCTGAAAAATGGGTTCAGAAAATTAAATTTACGTCTCTCTTATCTTCAGTTTTTGGATGTTATTATTGTGGACTTGAAAAAGTATCTGGGAAAAATAATTATAATTGGAAAGGTGGTATATCACCTCTTGCAGTTCATTTAAGACATTTATTATATAAGTGGAAACAAAAAAGTATGCAACAAAGTCATTATAGATGTGTATTAACAAATAAAGATTCCGATGGCACTTTTGAAGTTCATCATTTATTGTCTGTAAATATTATACTGAAAGAAACATTAAAGGAATTAGATTTGCCTATTTATGATGAAGTTAATAAATATACATTAGAAGAATTACAAAATATAGAAACATTATTTGTAAATAAAAATAATAATCTTTTAGGGGTTTTTGTTAATTCTATAGATCATAAAAAATTTCATTCTATTTATGGATATGGGGATAACACTCCTGAGCAATGGTATGAATTTGTTAGTAATAGTCTCAATAAAAGCGAGGTGAATAAACATGTCAATTTCAGAATCCCTCTATTTTACATATGATGGAATTAACTTTTATGAAGAATTTGGCATTATGAATATTCATGTTGATAATTCAGGATTATATCAGGAAACATTTTTATCGAACAGAAACATAATTGAACAAACAACCAGATATAATCAAAAACCATATTTTATCGAAGCAATAGAAAGTCCTAAACAAATTCAAGTATCTTTTGCATTTTATAATGGATTTGACGAAGATAAACTTCATGCAGTAGCTAGAGCATTAAAAAAGGATTATTATTGTCCATTGATTTTTTCAGAGAATCCAGATAAGATTTATTACGCTTTATGCATCGATGAAAATAATTTAATACATACTGGAAATAGTCAAGGATATATTAGTCTGCAATTCAGATTAAATTCACCATATGTATTTTCTCCAGTTTATTCTACAGTTTTATATGATTTATCTTCTAATGAAGTAGGTGGAACGAATATAACTTTAACTAATAGTGGCGATATTAATATGTTTTTTGTTGCTACAATTCAAGTAATATCTGGTGGAACTTTTTCTATTGTGAATTTGTCTGATGGAGGAAAGAAAATGAGTTTTACAGGAATTGCAAATAATGAAATTATTACAATTAATACTGAAAATGAAGATATAACAACAGATCAAATTTTAACTTATAGGTATGACAAACTTTCATCTGATTCAGTTTTTATGACTATACCATATGGAATAAATTCTTTACAAATATACGGAAATGTTAAATTACAATTTTATTACGAATTTCGATTTCTCGTATAAATTAAATATGATTTTATTAATATTTGTTAATTTAATAAGAAAATTTTTAGAGCAGATGGGTTGGAATTGCAAACCAACGACAAAGTGTCCTCAACACTTCTGCTCTATTTTGTTGTGTAGTTTTTGAGGGAATGAAGAAGAATATGAATCAAATTTGAGGAGTTGATATTATGAGAGGAAAAACTACTAGATATACATATGAAGAAGTGAAAATAATAGTTAATAATTTAGGATATAAACTAATAAGTGAGAAATACAGTAATACTAAAATAAAATTAATTTTAGAAGATGTAGAAGGATATTTATATTTTGTTACATTATGTAATTTAATATCATGCAGAAAACCTTCTAAATTTGAAAAACGAAATCCATATACAATACAAAATATAAAATTATGGTGTAAATTAAATAATAAGCCTTTTATATTGATCGATAATCAAATATATCAAGGTAATACTATTAAATTAAAATGGCAATGTTTAAAAGATGGGTGTCAAGAAATATTTTCTAATACATGGAATGATATTTTTTGTGATCATGGTTGCGGTGTTTGTTCAGGCAATCAAGTAACTTTGTCTAATTGTCTTGCTACTAAGAATCCTGAATTAGCCAAAGAATTTCATCCTACGTTTAACGGTGATTTAACTCCTTGGAATGTAACTTCATGTAGTAGTAAAGAAGTTTGGTGGTTATGTCACAATAATTCTAAGCACATTTGGAAAACATCCATAAATAATAGGAATAATACTAATTGTCCTTATTGTTCAGGTAAAGTCCCTTCAGAAGAATATAATTTATTGGTCTGTAATCCTGGATTGTGTGGAGAATGGAATTATGATAAAAACAAGAAAAATCCAGAGGAGTATTGTCCAAATGCCAATCAAGAAGTTTGGTGGAAATGTAAAGAATGTGGTAATGAATGGTTTACACAGATTGCAAAAAGAAATAATAATAGAGGATGTCCAGAATGTAATAAGTCTAAAGGTGAAAAAGAATGTAAAAGAGTTTTTATATCTAAAGAATATATAGAAATAATTCAAGAAGAGTATGATAAATTAATAAATAAAAATAATAACATATATTTTATTCCACAAAAAACATTTAAAAACTTATTAGGTGTTGGAAATGGATTATTATCTTATGATTTTTATTTACCTAAATATAATTTACTTATAGAGTATCAAGGTGAATACCATGATGGGACGGCAGGAAATCAAACACCAGAAGAATTTAGAATTCAACAAGAACATGATAGACGCAAGAAGGAATATGCTTTATCAAATGGGTATAACTTTCTTGAAATTTGGTATTATGATTTTAATAACATAGAAGAAATATTAACATCTAAACTAGAAGAAGTATCATAAAAAGATTTTTTAATAGTTAAATAAATATAAAAGTTAATTTAAGGTGGTGAAAATATATTGCTTGCATCTATAGATTTTACAAAAACAGTTGTAAAACCAGAAATATATTTATGTATGCCAAATCGTACAATTGTAGCTAAATTATCAGAAGCTTATAATATTACTTCAAATTATAAATTAGCTTCTATCAATGAAATTTCTTTTGAAATTACATCAGAAATTGAAATTCATCATGTTTTACAAAGTAATCCAAATTTTGATAAGATAAAAGAAAAGTATTTATTAAAATTTATAAAAGGTGATTATATAGAATTTTACATAATTAATAAAATTACTGATCAAACTAATGATTCTACCGATTCAAGAACTGTTCATGCATACTCTCTTCCTTATGAATTAGCATCCAAAAGCATTAAAAATTATAAATCTGCCCCTATTAATGGAGAAGCAATGCCAAGTAATTGCTCTACTGCACTAAATGAAATTTTAGCAGAAACTTTATGGAAAATCGATTATATAGACGCATCTTTTGATATCCTTTATAGGCCAATAGAAATTTCTTCTGCTAGTGTCTTAGACAGTATAAATCAGATAGCTTCAACATTCACTGCATTAATTATTTGGAATACTACAGACAGAACAATATCAATGTACAATCCAGATGATTTTGGTGTTAATCGTGGACTAAGATTTTCAACTCAAAAATTGATGAAGGAAGTAACATTAATTTCCTCTGCAGATGAAATGGTAACAAGACTTAAAGTATTTGGAAAAGATGATTTAACTATTTCTTCAGTATCACAAACGGGAAATAATTTTATTGAAAATTATGGATATTTTATGAATACTGATTATATGAGTCAAAGTCTCATAGATGCAATGGTAAGTTATAATGCTTTAATAACTTCATCCAAAGGTAATTTTACTACGTATTTAAGTAATTTAAATGCATTTCGAGAAACATTAATTACTAAAAGCACAGAACTAACAAATTTAAATACAGCAATGAATATAATTCTTAATAATTTAGATATTGCACAATCAACTTCTGCAGATACTACAATTTTATTGGCGCAAAAAGTCGCACAACAAGTATTAATCGATGCAAAACAGGTAGAAATAGATGCTACAAATGCAAGTATAATCGATGTGAATTTACAAATAACAAATTTGCAAGATACAATTTCTATAGAAAATAATTTTACTATTGAACAGATTGCTGAAAGAAACTATTTTATAATAGAAAAAGAGATTGCCAATTCAAATATATCGGATGCTCAGGATTTATATGATTGGGGAATTAAAGAATTTGAAAAGATCAAAGAGCCACAAATATCCGTAACTTTAGATATTATAAATTTCTTAGAAGTGTTAGAGGAACAGAATAATTGGAATAAATTAAATTTAGGTGATTGGTGTTCAGTTTATTATCCGAAATTAAATATAAATATTAAATGCAAAATTGTAGAGTTTACTATTAATTATGAGAGTGCGTCTGTTTCATTGACTATTGCAAATGTAACATTGGTTTTAAGTGATGAGCAGAAATTTTATAAGAATTTATATGGAGCTATAACAACATCTACTACTGTAAATAATAATGTATCACAGTGGAATAACATTGGAAGTGTTAAAAATAGTGTTAGTGATATATTAAATAATAGTTGGGATAGTGCTAAAAATGCAATAAATTCCGGTGTGAATCAGTCGGTGGTGATGAATTCGAGAGGGTTAACTATTTATGATTCTAATGATCCAAATAAATTTATTCGTATGACAAACGGGTGTATAGGACTTACACAGAATTCCACAGATTTTAAAACTGCAATTACTCCTAGTGGTAGTGTACTAGAATATATCAAGTTTAAAATAATTAAATTGTAATTTTTAATTAAGGGGTTGCGCAGAAAGTAATTAATTCTGCTAATAATGGTTTATTTAATCCATGTAACCACACCCCTTAATTTTTTATGTTCACAGGGGATAGATTATAATATTAGAAGGGATTGTGAAGATAATGATATTGACTAAAAGTGTAAAAGTAAAATGGCGTTCAGAAACTAGAGAATGGTATGAAAAACTTGATTATACTTTTACTAAATGGAATGATGAATTTGAAGTAAAAGTAGAAGATTTAAGTAATGGTAGTAGCGTGGAGATAGTAACTTTGTGTGATTATTGTTTAGAATGTAATATATTCACTTTAAAAAAGACAGCATATTCAACATATATTAGGCAAACTAAAAATAGTTTAATAACAAAAGACTGTTGCAAGAAATGTACAAAATTTAAGGTAAAAGAATCAAATTTTGTACAATATGGAGTTAATAGTATATTTCAATTAGAAAGTGCTAAAGAAAAAAGCAAAATTACTCTTAACGAGAAATATGGAGTAGATAATTATACTAAAACAGACGAATTTAAATTGAAATATAAAATAACAAGTAATAAAAAATATGGGTTCGATCATCCAGGTCAAAACCAACACGTAAAAGATAAAACAAAGATTACAGTCAATAAGAAATACGGTGTAGATAATGTTTTTCAAAATGAAAAAATTAAACAAAAATCTAAAGATACATGCCAAGAAAAATATGATGTAGATTATGCTATGCAGAATATAGATATTAAAGAAAAGGCAAGTCAAACAAATATAGATAGGTACGGAGGGAAATCACCCTCTTCTAATGCAGAAGTCCGTGAAAAAATGAAACAAACTAATCTGGATACATATGGAACAGAATACTATTCACAAACAGAAGAATTTAAGATCAGATTTAAAGAAACGTCACTAAAAAATTGGGGGAAGGAGAATCCAAGTCAAAATGCTTTTATTAAAGCAAAAGTAGCAAAATCATTTTATAAAAATGGAACATGTCCTACATCAACACAACAATTAGAAATATTTGGTATGTTAAAAGAAAATAATTACATAGTAGAGTTAAATTATCCATTAAGTAGAATGAATTTAGATGTAGCTATTTTTATTGACAATATAAAAATAAATTTAGAATATGATGCTCAGTATTTTCATAAAGATCAGCAAAAGGATAGAAAACGAGATGAATTCACAAAGTCTCAAGGATGGAAGATATTAAGAATTAAAAGTAGTCATAAAATTCCTACACTAGAACAATTAATTGAATCAATAAATAAACTTGTCAATTCGGATAGAACATTTACGCAAATTATATTAGATGATTGGAAGGTAGAGGAGGTGATTTAAAATCAGTGCTATATTAATAATCCAAAAGGAAAAGGAGTTATACTTTGGTTCCGACAGTGCCATATCTACGACTATAGATAATAAAATATATAGAATAAGCGAAAATGGTAAAAAAATATGGATTGTAGAAGATAAATTGATATTCTGTTCTGGAAATATGGATATTTCTTATAAGATAATGAATCAATACGCAAGTATAGAAAATAAATCTATTGAAACATTGAAAGAATTAGCTATATTTTGTTATGATGGAAAATCGTTATTAGAAATAGTAATTGGTTATCTTAAAGATGGCAAAACAATTGTATATCAATTATCTTCTTATAATAAATTTGATATCATAGAGAAAACAGTAAATGGTAATGATATTGGATTGTGGACTGGTGGTATCAAAACTAATGAATGTTTTAGTGTGGCTCATAAAGAAATAATGAATAATATACCTCTAATGTCGGTATATCAGAATACATTTGACTTTATTTCATCTGAGGGTATTGGCGGTAAGTTAAATGTTTATAAATTAGACGAAAATAATATTGATTTAACTTATGAGAATAATATTCAAGAAAAAGATGAAATAAAACGAATCAGTTTGAATAGCACTAATCATCTTATTGTAGCTGAACGTCTCCAAGGTCAAATAATTTGTGGTAATAACCTTACTATTGATGCGACAAATTCTAGTTCTGAACAAATATTTAAAGTAGATTCTACAGGAGTTAAAATTTCAGGTTTAGCACTTGAAATTACTGATGGAGGACTACCATCTTCACAAATTGATCCGTCTTTTACTAATAGTTTTTTAAATTTAAGCAATACATACAATGGAGTGAAAATAAATAGTGAAAATGGTTTAGTAATTCAAAAAACTGATGGTTTTGCAACACTAACAAATCAAATTGTCCTTAACGCAACGGATGGTTTAAAAATTCAAAAAAATATTGGAACATATGCCTCCCCCTCATGGCAAACAAATTTCTCTGTAAATACTAGCGGGGATATTAATTTTACTGGAAGCATTGTAAATAATTCAGATGTCCTAATTAATGCTTCTACAAAAACAATTGATTTTAGTAAATTTACAACTAAATTAGGAACAATTACAGCAACAAATATTGATGCAACAAATTTACATGTTTCTGCTGCCAATATTGATGGCACTTTATTCGCAAACCAAATTACAGTTGGCTCAACGACAAATTTTGCTTCTGGTTATAATCCTGCCACAAAAACAACAAGTAGTGATGTGGTAAGTATTGTAAATGGAACCGTAACAGCAAGTTATATTGATGCGTTAAATGTAACAGCACAAAGATTAATTGCTAAAACAGGAAGTATTATTACCACAGATGTATATCAAGATACATATGGAGGAAAAATTTTAATTTACGATGCAATAGGAAACCTTGATATAAAAATAGGAACAGAAAGTGGAACTGGTGCTAACAGAGCTGGAACATTAGTTTTATATGATGATGCACCTCCTAATTCAGATATAACTCAATATGTTAGGGTTTCTGCTGGAATTGGTAGTTCTTCCGGTGGTGGATTATTTAATTTATCTGGTTCTGATAATAAAATACGAGCTACATTACAAGCTAGTCCTATTATCGGAGGAGGAGGTTTGTTGGCACTGACTAATAATTCCCAAAATACAACAATTCAAATATCAGCAGGAGGAATATCATATTTTAATGGTGGTAATGTAGCCATAGGTTCAAACTTTCCTAGCTATACTTTAGATGTTAGTGGAGATATTAATTTCTCAGGAAATATCTATAAAAATGGGGTTTTATATACTGGTGCAACTGCTGTATTTGCATAATTTTAATCTAAATTATCAAAGGAGAATAAAACAATATGGAAGTAATTAGAATGGCAAGTTTGTGTTCTGAAACTCAACTTGCTTTTTTTATTAGAGAATTAAAGTTAGAAGAAAAAGAATATCAAGGATTTCAGATTGGACTTAGAGGAGAAGAAGATGAATTTACATTTATAGACATTCAAGTTTCAAATAGTGATTATCATGAAACAAGAATAGTAATTTTTAATAATCTAGAGACATTTACAGTATATGAAGTAATTGGTCAAGTTTTATATAATAATGAATGGTTTGATACATTTGGTAGATGCAAATATATCACAACTTCAAATAATAATGACGTTCCTTTACCACATGATGGAAAACATAATGGTGGAGCAATCGTTGAGGAGAGTGAATTTATAAATGCCTACCCCACCTTCAGTTAGTTGCTCATATTCATATGATGGAAATGTTTATGGAATTAGTGTAAATATATCTTATTCTAGTGCTAGTGCGATTGATATAGAAGTAAGTAGAAGTAGTGGATATATCAAAGTTTATAATTTTACATTACCATATACTACTGTTAATTTTAGTAATATGAAATCAGAAACAACTCATACATTTCGTGCAAGAATTACTTTATCTGGTGTAACATCAGATTGGAGTAGCTATACTTCGGTTACTACTCCTGCTTATCCTACTAGTTTGCCTACTGATTATTATCCACCTTATAAACCTCAAACTACACATCAATGGGTGTGGAATACGGCAAATGGAACTTGGTCTGGTCAAGCAAATAATTGTGTTGCAACAAGTATTGCAACAATGAAAGAAATTCATGAAAAAAGAGAAAGAGGAACATCTTATTTATCTTATTCTACAGGTTGGGTATACGGAAACAGACTCTCTACAGATCTACAGACAGAAGGAATGGATGTCAATCAAGCTTTAAATAGGGTAAAAGCAGAAGGTGTGCCACAGTGGAATTTATTGCCTGAAAATAGTTTAAGATATTATCCTGATAATTATTATTATTATGATAATGTTGTTGGGACTTATGATCCTACTCCTGTGGCAATTGGAGCAAAAACTTTAGTTAATAACAATAAAAATACCATATCTATTACAAATGACGCAATTAAACAAAAGATAGATTCATTTACTCAATATGGAAGTAATGATTGGATGGGAACACAAAATGGATTTGGTAAAAATATAATTGAAAATATAAAACAAAGAATAATTAGTGATGGTACTGTATTATTAAGTATTGGAATGCCTCCTGCATTAGATCGACTGTCAGTAGGTGCTGTTGATTATGTTTCTACAGGTTATGTTCCAGATACATTTAGTACAACTATTAGGGGATACCATTGTGTGAATATTATAGGGTGGAAGATTATTGGTGGAAAAACATGGTGGATTATACATAACAATTGGGGTGCTACATGGGGTGACAGTGCTGATGCTGGCAGAGCATACATCTCAATTGAATGGGATTATATTTATAGTTTTTATACTGTATTGGACTATATTGCTTCTAGTGATTTTTATTGGAGTACGACACCTAATCCATCAGGTTCAACTTTTAATATAACATCTTATGACTGGAGCCAATTTTGTACAAAAATAAATTTAAAACGTGCTACCAAAGGATTATCTACAATTATATTTACAAATGTAACTACTGGAACTGTTTTGACAGCAGTAATTTTCAACGAAGTGAGAAATGGAATATCTAGTATGATAACAACATCTGTACCAGTGGTCGCAACAAATGGTTTAATATATTCAAGTTATTTTACACAATTAGCTACAGATTTTAATAATATTACATAATAATAAAATAATAAAGGTGGAGAATATAACAATGAAATATGAATTAAGCGAACAAGTATTAAATAATTTAATTGCATTTTTGCAAAGAACTGATTTAAAGGGTAGTGAAGTCCCTGCATATATTTCAATATTAAATGCTTTGCAAAATCCAATACAACAAGATATAGAACAAAAATAATAATAAATAAAATTTTCTAAGAAGAGGTAAACAAACCTCTTCTTTTATTCTTATAAAATAATATTTACAAAAACATAAAGGAGGTTTGGTTTATCTTGTCATTTCTATTTAATAACAGTATAATTACAAAACGCAGAATCGGAAATACAGAATCGCCATTTTTATCCATCAGCGAATCTCACACTATCACAAATTCAACAGTTCAACTTTCTGAAATACCAGACTCATTTTCTAAGGTAATTGTCACAGGAGAGAATATTACTTGGATAGAACAGACAAGTGGAATACCTACTGAAAATACCTATGTAGTTGATTATGATATTAATATAATTACATTCCATTTAAGTAGAAATGGATTACAATTACAATTTGATTTTATGGGTACAGGATTACATTATGTTCCAACCAGCATGATTTATACTGTATTAGATGAAAATAATAATGTAACTCAAACATTACAAAGCTTAACTGACGCTACGGATCAAGTTAGAATTGCAACAGAAGCAACAAATGAATTAGCTCAAGGAGCAGAAGTAATTAGAATTAGCAATGAATCTCAAAGAGAATTAAATGAAATTCAGAGAGAATCCAATGAATCTCAAAGAGAATTAAATGAGAATGGTCGTGTTGTATCAGAAGATTTACGTGAAACAGTAGAATTAAGTAGAGTTTCATCTGAGGGAAATAGAGTTATAGCAGAGGAAATTCGTGTAGAGTCAGAAAATGTTAGAATCGCGTCAGAACAATCTAGAAACAGTACAGAGCAAGAAAGATTGACAGCAGAGGGATTAAGAGTTACAAATGAAATTACTAGAGGGAATAGTGAGACTATAAGATCGTCAAATGAAGTAACTAGAGGAAATCAAGAAGCCATTAGGCAAAATAATAATACAGCCTTCCAATTAATAGAACCATACAACCCTTCTAATTCTTATATCCCTTTAAATAAAGTTATATATCTTGGTAGTACATATCAATGTATTCTTGCTTCAACAGGTAATCTTCCAACAAATGCTACTTATTTTATATTAATTGCACAAGCAGGTTCAGTTGTTAGTGTAACTTCTGCAAATACTGATATATCAATTGCTACAGGAACTACTACTCCAGTTCTGACTTTAAATAGTGGTAATTCTGGTGCAAATAAAATATTAAAATTAGATAGTAATGGTCAAACTCCTGCTGCAGTTATTTTAAATGATTCAACTCATAGATTTGTTGCAGATACAGATACAGCAAATTGGAATAATTTATCGGTTGTCGCACAAGCACAAGCAGGAATAGTTCAGAATTCGATATATTCTGGAGTAACTATACTTCCTACTATCACAGGTTCAACAACTAATCTTAATGGAGTAACAATATCTGCATTTGAAGCATTTATAAATGGATATAAAATAACTGTTCCACAAACTGTCGTAACGTTACCTGTATCAGATATTTCAGGATATAGAGAAGATTTGGTATTCCTTGAAGCATATTTTCCAACAACAAATTCTTATCAAATGAGCTATAGACTTAGAACAGTTGCTAATGTTAATTTTAATACTTATGCAGAAGGAATTAATGATACAACTAATGTAAAAGCATGGGGAGGAAATTCTGCTGATACTGTTTTGACTTATACAAAATCAGCTACGGATAGTGGATTATTTTTGAGTGGAAGTGGAAGTGCAGGGGATAAAACAACTTTAGTTTCATTTGATGGATATTCATATTCAATTCCATTATTTAAGATTCCAAGACGCAATTCCACTATATATTCTCGTTTAAATCCTAATGGTGCAAAATCATATTATTCTGCTACTAAAAACATAGGTACAGTAACAATAACATTAGGAACACCATCTCAATTAACAGTAGATAGCACAGCAAATATGAATGTTGGAGATACTGTATTTTCATCTAATGCCACAACTGTTTTATATTCTATCGTTTCTATTGATAGTGCTACAACATTTACAGTTAATTTGATATTAGCAACTGGAACTACTGGTTCTATTACTGGAAGTGCAACTATTAAACCATATATTTCTGATAGGCCAGATGGTTTATATGCTAACGTCATCGACCCTCGTGACATCATCCCACTTCGCCATAAAGTATCATTAACAGGCAACAATTATCAGCAACTCATGAATGATGGTATTCAGAAGTTTATGACAGGTAAGTTGACTACTATGGCAGGGAAGAGGTTAGTTAAGGAGTATATTGGACGGTTTAAGCAGTTTGGGGTTACAGGGGTTAGTAAGAGTGATAATAGTGGATTAAATAATCCTTATGGATGTACGGTTGATTCATCTGGTAATATTTATATTGCTGACACTAGTAATCACCGTTTAGTGAAGTTAAATTCATCTTTTCAGTATATTAGTCAATTCGGAGTAACAGGAACTTATAAATCAGATAATACAGGACTAAAATACCCGTATGGTTGTATAGTAGATTCTTCAGGTAATATCTATATAGCCGATGCTAGTAACCACCGTTTAGTGAAGTTAAATTCATCATTACAATATGTATCTCAATTTGGTGTCACTGGGGTGGCTAAAACTGATAATACTGGTTTAAATTCCCCAAGAGGTTGTTCCATTGATTTATCAGGTAATATTTATATTGCAGACAGTAGTAATCAGCGTTTAGTCAAGTTGAATTCATCTTTGCAATATATAGGCCAATATGGAGTTACAGGTGTAAGTAAAGCTGATAATAGTGGATTAAATAATCCTTATGGATGTACGGTTGATTCATCTGGTAATATTTATATTGCAGACTTGACTAACCATAGATTAGTCAAATTAAATTCATCCCTACAATACGTAACCCAATTTGGGATTACTGGGACAACTAAAACTGATAATACAGGGTTAAATAGTCCTTATGGTTGTGCAGTTGATTCAGATGATAATATTTATATATCTGATGCTGGTAACCATCGTTTAGTAAAATTAAACTCATCACTACAGTATATTGGTCAATTTGGAATAACTAGCACATCTAAGAGCGATAATACTGGATTAAATTATTCGCAAAGTTGTACGATAGATTCTTATGGAAACCTCTATATCGCTGACACCTCCAACCACCGCCTCATCAAAATCACCAATCCACCAGACGATATGTGGATGCAATGGAATGAAAAATACCCTAATGCCATCATGGGTACACAAAACATGGATGGGGTTCAAAGAACTTACGGTAATACATCTCTTCCACAAGATACAACCTTTGAGTTTACGACTTCCCAAAAGAAAGCAGGAACACAAGACCAGCCTTGGTCAGCAAACGATACCATTGAAATCAAGCTTTTATCTGGTATTGTATCAGGGGTATTAGATGCCGATACTGTTTATACAAGTATTACGAAGTCGGTAGTAGCTTCAACTATTATTCCTGTGTCTAGTGTAACTGGTTTAGCAGTCAATGATACTGTAAAACTTTATTATCAAGCAACAAATACTGTGTCTGCTGATTTAACCATATCTGCTGTAGATGCTACGAATTTAACGATTACTGTAGGATCTTCTGTAACGGTTTCTCCTAGCGATTTAATCGTAGAGAACACAGCAAGTACTTCTGTACCTTTGGTTAAAGCATTTATAGATATTAGTGGGACTGCTACAGCAGGTGATGCAACGACTATTACTTTGGATGATACTGCTTCAAGTGTTGATAGTGCCTATAATGGACTAAACATTAATATCGTATCTGGAACAGGTGCAGGACAATCAAGGACAGTTTCATCTTATATAGGCTCAACTAAAGTATTAACAGTTCCAGCATGGACAATTGCTCCAGATGCAACTTCAGTTTATCAAATCAGTGGAGTAATCACAGTTGCAGGAACATGGACTGGACTTGCTACGAATACTGCTATATTTACTGTAGGAGCATTAACGAGTAATAATGGAGGTTTAGGAAGTGCTGAATTAAATGTATTGTCAACAGTTATTTATCCACAAGGTCAGGGACTTCAATATCTTCCTGAGAATAGTCAGGTATTGAGTGTTGAGGTTGGTGGTGTTGATGCTACTTGGAAGCAATTTGGGGTTACTGGGACGAGTAAGAACGATAATACTGGGTTGAATAATCCTAGTGGATGTACTGTTGATTCTTCAGGGAATATCTATATTGCAGATACAACTAACCAACGTTTAGTAAAATTAAATTCATCATTACAGTATGTATCACAATTTGGTGTAACAGGGGTCACAAAAACTGACAATACTGGATTAAATACTCCTTATGGTTGTGCAGTAGATTCTAGTGGTAATATATATATAGCCGATTTAACTAATCATAGACTAGTCAAACTAAATTCTTCCTTACAATATGTAGGGCAATTTGGAGTCACTGGGACTTATAAAACCGATAATACTGGGTTATACGCCCCTAGTGGATGTGCTGTTGATACAATGGGGAATATCTATATTGCAGATACAACTAATCATCGTCTAGTCAAACTTAATTCTTCTCTTCAGTATGTAGGTCAGTTTGGAGTAACTAGCATATTTAAAACTGACAATACAGGATTGAGAAATCCTTATGGGTGTGTATTAGACTCTTTAGATAATATCTATGTGAGTGATTACGCTAACTATAGGTTAGTTAAATTAAACTCTTCACTCCAATATGTAGGACAATTTGGTGTAACTGGTAGTGCCAAGATTGATAATACTGGATTAAATAGTCCTAGAGGTTGTTCTGTTGATTCTTCCGGGAGTATTTATATAGTTGATCAGAACAATCATCGTCTAGTTAAACTAAATTCTTCCTTGCAATATGTGTCTCAGTTTGGAGTAACAGGAGTTAGTAAAACAGATAATACTGGGTTGAATACACCATACGGGTGTGCTGTGGATAATTTAGGAAATCTAGTTATTGTAGATACTACAAATCGTAGAGTAGTAAAAATCTCCCCATTCCAAGCATACATGTCAGACCAATACACCAGAGAACTCAAAGTAGCCTTTAATAACCCAGTACCAGATATTGCAGTCGCTTATGAATATATTCCTAGTCAGCGATTAGTTCCTACTGGGATCACAAGTGCTAATTATCAAGTATTAGCGAAGCCTGAGAGGATGTATTTTACATGCTGTGGTAGTGGTGGAAAGTATAGTGTAGCAGGAGAACAAGTGTTAAATGTCTATGATAGAATTTATGGTAGCGTTGTGAATCAGTTTGGAAGTAGTGCTGTAACTGCTCCTTATAAATTGAATCCTACTGATTTAAAAGCATTAGACGCTAGGTATAAGAGTGGGCTGATTAAGGCAGGGTGGATGGATATGTCAAATAGTCAGACTTTTGGCTATGAATTATATAGGGATGTAAATACTTTAAAGCTTTATATTGATGGTTATATATCTTTAACATTCTTGACATCTGATTTAATTTTGACAAATTCAATTTCAGGATGTTCTTTCTTACCAATTGTTATTAAATACAATAACGAACTTATATTGATAATAATTGGTCAAATAATTAATTTAATAACACCAATGATTAATACAAATATACAAAGCAACTACTTCTATATCCCACTACGCCTAGACGAAAGTATCTTAGAGAAGTAAATCAAAATAGGGATTCATTTAAATGGTGAGTCCCTAATTTAAGAAGGAGGAAAATTATGAATAATGTTGTGTTTGATAGAGAAACAGACCAAGTAATTGCAATTAACAGAGAAGTTAGACTTTATGAGTATGAAGTAAAATTGCCTTATCCTATAAATTTAGCAAAAACAATCTCAGAAAAAACAGGGGAACAGACCCAAAAAACTGATTCAGATGGAAATCTATTATACAAGTCAAATGTAATTATTGATGAATTTGGTAATGAAACTTATGAAGAAACAATTGAATCTTATATTTATAATCAAGATAATGAAGGTGAAGAATTAGAATTAGTGCAATTAGAACCAGTAATGATTGATGAATTTGTTGATAAGAATTATGGTTTTGCAGATAATTGTAGTGTATTTACTTATGAGGAGGTTTTAGAAGGGAAGATTGAGTCTATTAATAATAATTCATTAACCAGATTATTCTTCTACGATGAGGACTTTGATTCAAAAGAAGAAATAATATTATCACATTGTAGCACAGGTGATGGGGTGATAATTGTATATTCTGGAGGAAGTTTATCAACTCAGATTATTAATTTACAAAATGATAAAAATATTATTGAATTATACATAGAAAGTCAAAAAGGATTATTGTTTGAGGTTAATGATGTCGTTGCAACTAGTGGTAAAGTGAAATTAAGTGCTTTAACAAATAAGATAATTATTAAAGTATCCAATCCTACGAATAGGAATTTAGAACTTTATGCGATTGGAGGTTTGTGTTGATGGATAAGGATTTATGGTCAATCGTTAGAAAAGATGTTGAAGATAATATTGGAGATCCTTTGAATTTAATAAGTTATCTTGAGCATTTAATTGATTTACAGAGTTTTATAATTCTGAAACTAAGTGATGCTATTGAACCAACATTATTAGACATACAAACAAAAGAATTATTGGGTTATCTTGGACAATTTAATGCTTTGTCTAGTGTGGACTGGAATGATTTGGATAGTCCATTTCAGGCATATAAGATTCCTGTTGCTCTTGAGAAGAAAAAATATATTAGAGATATTCAAAAGATTTATTTAGATGCGAGGTTAAAAGAAGAAGGGTTAATTTAATAATTTAAAATACGGATTTTATTTTGTGTGAGAGAGGATTTTAATTAGTTCTCTCTTTATTATTGTTTGGAGGTGAAATATTATTAAGAGATATTTATGGAATCTACTTATTTCAATTGATCAATTATTTAACACTATTTTAGGAGGATGTCCAGACGAGACAATGAGTTCTCGTATGGGCAAACATTTGATTAAGAAAGATAGTTGGTTAAGTTGTTTTATATGTAAATTATTAAATAAAATTGATCAAAATCATTGTATTGATTCTATTGAATATGACGAAAATATAGACAATAGTAAATAAAATCTTCACTAATAACAAAATAGACTGGGAAGCTGTTGCCACAACTCCCAGTCAGACCGTAGTACGCAGCACATCCTACAAAGGTGCTTCAATTATTATTACGCTTGGGAGTTAGAATATTAGTGGGTAAATAATAATAAATATAATTATTCTCATACCCACTAATATCAACAATGAGAAACGTATAGCACGATCATGTAAAGAAGAAATAAATATCAAATGTTGAGAAAATAATGATGAGAAAATAAGAAGCTGATTTGGTGGTTTTCTTATTTTATTTATTTTTAAAGGAAGGCGAAGTAAAATGGTTCAAAGCAAAGGTACAATAAATTTTGGACATGGTGAAAAATCAGATGGAACATTTGATCCTGGAAGTGTAGGTCAAACAGGACTTAAAGAATCAGATGTTGTAAAAGCAGTTGGAACAATAGTAGTTTCTGAATTGAAAAGATTGGGTCATGATATTAATTTTATTCAAAGTGGAGACTTATGGGCAGTTGTTGACTCATCTAATAATTTTAAATCTGAATGGTTCGTGAGTATTCATAATAATAGCTACACTGATAAATCTGCACATGGAATAGAAACGCACATATCTGCTTTAGGTTCAAACGCAGAGAAGTTGGCGAGAGCAATTCAATCTAATTTAATCAATGACATAAAATTAACGGATAGGGGAATCAAGGTTAGTGGTCTGTATGTAAATAAATACACTAATTGTCCTAGTTGTTTAGTGGAATTGCCTTTTATTAGTAATTCTACAGAAGAGGCATTATTAGCAAATCCAGATTTTCAAAGAAAATGTGCTATTTCTATAGTTAAAGGGATTCAACAGTATTTGGGGTTGGAATATGTAAAAGAACAATCAAATCAAAAAACTCCAATTCTTGGTGCAGAATCAATCACAGTTGAACAATGCAATCAATTTATTCGCAAAGTCAATCCTAACGCAATTAATATTGCTCAATATTATAAAAAATATGGTGAGTTACTTGGAATTAAATGGGGATATGCTTTTTCACAAATGGTTAAGGAAACAAATTATTTACGTTTTGGAGGTGATGTCGTATTAGCCAAAAATAATTATTGTGGTTTAGGAACAATTGGAGGGGGAGTAAAAGGAGTATATTTTGATTCACCAGAATTAGGAGTTTTGGCTCATATGGAACATTTATATGCTTATTGCTGTAAGGATTCATTGCCATCTAATTTACCAAAAATTGATCCTAGATTTGATTTGGTTGCTAGGGGTATTGCTACCACATGGGAAGATTTGAATGGTAGATGGGCAGTTCCAGGTATTGGATATGGTGAAGATATTTGTAAAATCTATAATCAAATTTGTAAAGAAACTGCAACAGTTGTTCAACCAGTTCCAATTATAGTTACTCCTGTTGTTCCCCCTAGTATACCATTACCTTCATTAATTTTTACTTATCCTAATAATGCTAAAATAATTAATGATGATTTGTATATTAGGGATATAAATGGAGTACAAATACCTAACAGATATGTCAGCAAGGGTGACGATGTTACGGTAATAGAAATTTTATATGAAAAACAACTTGTTCTGTTGGAGTATCCTACAAGTAGCGGAGTTAAGAGCGGTTATGTTAAAAATATTGTAAATTGTTTTTCTTATTATTATCAAGGAGTGTTTAAAAATGGTTCAACTCCTGAATCCACATATAATGATAATAATATTGCTTTCGGGAAATTAGACCCATATGAAACAGCTACTCCATTATATCGTAAAAATGGATTTCTAAAGATTATGTATAATACACCAAAAGGTCAAAAGACAGGATTTACCCATTGGAGTGGTGGTTTTGATAAATTTTGATAAGTTTTAAGTAATAAAATAAGGAAATTAAATGCCAGTTAGAGGTGTAATTTTATTTTACACCTCTTTGTTAACAAACCTATTAATATTATATTTATATTTATATTTAGTTGTATATGTATTTTGCAGTCTTCAGAATTATTGCCCGATTCTGAGACTGCTCTGTTTGCACTAGGTACTAGCTAATGCATCCATTGATGTATTGTAACACACAAAATAAAGGAGGGCAAGTATTAATTATGAAATATCAAATGGAAGAGGTGTTAAATTTGAGTATTGAGCCAGAAATAAAGGAAGTATTGGATGATCATAAAAAAATCTTAGAAGAACATACTGATAAGATTCAAGACCTTCAAATTGATAATGCGTCCACAAAAGAGCAACTAAATTCCATTAAAGTACAAATGAATGATGTTAAAGAAATTGTAACAGAATTTAAAACTAGTTATTTGCAGACTACTAGCTCAATGATGGGGACTCTTTCGCAAGTTGTAATTAACACTAGTAACAATAATAAAGATATTGCAACAACATCAAATAATAACAAAAAAGATATAATTATTAAAGTTTTGGCTATCTTAGGAGCTTGTATAGCAGGATATTTAGCTAATAAATATGGAATTAAAATTTCTATATGATAAAATAAAATTTAAGGAGAATGATTAATATGGATCAAAGTATTTTATACTTGGGGATTTCGCTATTAGCACTCGTTACAATAAACATAATCTTAGGTTCTGTCAGTTCATTATTCCAACAACAATTTGACAAAACAAAATTGTTTCAAGGAATCATAAAGGGGTTAGTGGTAACAGCGTGTTTTGTGGCAGTTATTTATGTTGGGAAATTGACTCCTAATATTATTGTGATTAATGTAAATGGAATAAATGTTGATTTATTTACCGCAACTCATATGTTAATGCTTTCCTCTTATATTTTCTACGGTAAAGAGGTTTTAGTTAAATTGTCTAGTTTTGTTAGTGGGAAATATAAAACAGAGGAAATTGCAACAGTAGAAAACAAATCTATTACTATTGAAGAGGAGAAATAATAATGAAAACAATTAAAAATATTGTTAATAAATTAGATAAATTGTACACAAACATTTGTATCACTATTTATTTTGGCTGTAGAAAAATTTTATTAAAACTTGACTTGATTGAATATTAATAATATCACAAAATATAGGCCAATCTAAAGGCACTATTTTGTTTGGTGGCACAATTAGTCAAACAGATAATTCTGACTAAAAATAGACCCATTTCTGTGCGAATCATAATATTCTGGGCCTGAAAAAGTGTTGCTAGAGTAAGGTTTCAGGATTGTAAAAATGTTAGTTTTTAGATCAAAAATCACACTCACACTCAAGAATAAGGGTAGGTACAAATATATTGATTAATTTTGTAGCAGTAATATTTTCAATCATAGTTTATTCTATTTTCATTATGTGGATTTCAATTCAAGAACATAAGACATAAATAAATAAATAATTATCACTTAAAATTCCAGATTTATGTTATGAGGAGAGGATAAATTTATATATCCTCTCTATTACTATGTCTAAAAGGAGATTTAAATATGAATGTTTATAATTGTTTTTCACAAAGATTAGCAGGATTTATTTTGATGAATGGATTTCCTATGCACAGTATTAGAATTGATGCAAAAAATGAAGGAAGAAATGTTTATCTGTTTAGAGATAGTGAATTACTCAGAAATATTATTAAGAATTATAAAAAATAAATTTAAAGAAAGAAGTGTGTTTTAAAATGGAAAATAAAAATTTAACAGTATTTAATAGCGAACAATTTGGAGAATTGCAAATATGCGTGATTGATGGTAAAGAATATTTTGGAGCTACAAATACGGCAAAGATGTTAGGATATGCAAATCCACATGATGCAATTGGAAGACATTGTAAGAAAAATGGAGTCGTAAAACACGAGGTCATAGATAATATGGGAAGGAAACAAGAAATCAATATGATTACTGAAGGAAACTTATATAGACTTATTGCTAAATCTAAATTGCCTTCAGCAGAATTGTTTGAATCTTGGGTATTTGATGAAGTATTACCATCCATTAAACAAAATGGAGCATATATTTCTCCATATATTACAGAAGAGCAAGAAATCAAGTTAGATAGGTTCTCAACAAATAAAAAGATGAAGAACACATTCAAGACTTGTAATATAGAATCAATAGAAAATGAGTATCGTGAATGTATGATATATCATAAGAATAAAGATGGTAAAGAGAAAAATAGTATTCAGAATACGATAATCAATGCTTTGAGTGACAGAAAACAAACATTAATAAATAGTGGCAAGGGGTCATTCGCATTAGTTTTAGCGGAGGTAATTAATTCCATAGTGAAGAAACAAAAAGAAACTAATAATAAGAGTAGAGGACAAATAATTTATTATAAGGATAAAACAATAGCTAGATTAGAAAATGAAATAGCCAGTCTTAATCCTTCAATGGAAAAATATATGTGTATAAATGTACATGGAATTTCAGAAAATTATCTTTATGAGACAGTTGTAAGCGACTATACGGGCAAAAATATCACAGTAAAAACTAATACATATAAGAATTGGATCAGAAATTTTCCATCACATCAAGTAATCCCAAAAGATGAATTAAATGTAGATTGGGATAAACCAATCGTTGTATTTATTAAATTTGATTTAATGGAAAGATTTGACAAACAGAATCTCCTGAAGGCTACAATCGATCAAATAATCACAAGAGAATTAGGCGAAAACGATAATATAATTGATAAAATAATTGTGGAAAAGAATATGGATGTAGACAATTATAAAGATGGAAAAATTTATTATTACATCAGAAATGTTGATTAATAATACATAAATAAATTATACAAAAGGGGTTGTCCAATCAATATGGATAACTCCTTTTGCATGTACATTTTAACAACACACTCTATTAGAGAAAATAATAAAAAAGGAATGATTTTATGACAAATACTATTACAAAAAATAAATATGCTTTTATTTACAATAAATTTCAATATGAATTTTATTTTAGTAAAGGAATTGTACCATTGAAAATTGATTTTGGTTCAAAGGGTGACTTATATGTTCAGTTTCTTAATACGGATGAACTTCAACTAGCATTTAGAGAATGGTGTAAAAAAGATAAACTTAAATAATTTAACCTAACATGTCCCGATATAAAAGGAGATTGATTAAAAATGATAATAAATGTAGAAAAGGATGCGATTGTAAGTGCTATAAATGATTTATATGTGTTAAATAGGTGGAAATATCTAACACTTGATCAGAAAGGCATATATTATACTACTCAATATTATAAAAATAATCCTGTAGAAGAAGGAAAATATCAACCAAAACCATTAAGTGACTGGATGGTTTATCATCATATTAATGGTAAGCAGACTTTGGGAGTATTCGCAGGTAAATTAAATAATATTGAAGTCAGTAAATTTATCACATTTGATGTAGACGTTCCAGATAAGGAATTAGCAAAATGGGTTGTAGATAAAATAGTACATGTGATTCAAGACTTGGGAATAGATGATGAATTTATTCATATTAATTTCTCAGGAAACAAAGGTTATCATGTAGATATGTTCTTTGATGCTCCAATTGAAGTAAATTTACTTCATCAATTTTATAATTATGTCTTAATAGAAGAGAACTTAACTAAAAAAGAAATGGAAATAGAAGGTTATGGAGAGGTAGAATTTAGGCCAACTTATACCCAAGGAGTTAAAATACCTCTAGGAATTAATTTCAGAAATACAAATTCATTAACAAATCAATGTTATTTTTGTGATTATGGTAAAGGATTATCTCCTATTAAAGATCCATTATACATAACCAAAATTAAGAAGATGGATAATATATTATTCAGACTCATACTCGATAAAATATTTGATGATGGAACAGATGAAGATGTTAATAGTAAAAATGTATCTCATTACAAGAAAATTAAGGAACAAAATAAACCACTTAAAATTTATGATCAGAATATTGATGAAGACGTAACTGTAGAAGCAATACAAACATTAATAGAAACAGGATTAACAAGAACAGGAACTTCACATAATTCCATTTTAAAAATTTGCAAATACTATAAGCACTTAGAAGTATCGAAAACAGATTGTACTGAATGGGTTACAGAATGGATGGATCAACAGGATAAGAAATTTTACAAAACAAAATGGGAAGATATTTTAAAAGAAATTAATGAAATTGTTGATTATGTTTATAGTCATAATTGTGCTCTTGTGGGTGGAGTTAAGAAAGTAGAGATTACATATGTAGAAGTTAGGGAAATCCTTAAGGCAAAGAGTAAAAATGAGAAACTAACATTGTATAGTATGTTAATACACAGTAAACGATACGCCACAAAATCAGGCGTATTTTATTTTCCGTATAGTTTGATGGAACAGGCGACAGGTCTTACAAGAAAAACATTAATAAAGATGGTTAATTTATTAGAAGGAAGTAAATTTATTGAAATTATTTCTAGGAACAAAGGCATAGAGCATAAGTTTATGAAAGAATCAAATAAATATAAAATTACCTTAAATATAATTCAAAATTTAGATAATATAAGTGATAAAGTGTTTGATTATAATGAAGGAGATAATTATATAGAATCTTTTAATAATTGTTTATTAGGATGGTTTAATAATAAAGATATTAAAGAATTGTGTGGCAGAAGACATTATGAAGAATTAATGGATTATAAAGATAATAAATGTGATATTAATGTTTAAAACTATTCTATTCTATTTAATACTTATAATAATAATACTCTAATTAATAGTAATCAATACTAAAGATTAAGATAAGGACTAAGAGACCTATGGGGTTACCCAACGAGGTTAGGAACGAAGAACCCAACGTTAATATATAAATAAACCTATTATGTGTAATCCTGACATGGGAAATTTTGGAAGAAGTATTAAAATAAAGATATAAATAAATATATAAAGGAGATGTATTAATAATGACAAAACAAATGGGAATTTATAAAATAGAAAATAAAGCTAATAAAATGATTTATATTGGGAGTACAACTAATTTTGATAAAAGAAAGAAAAAGCATATAGAAGATTTAAAGAATGGTGATCATTGCAATTTCAAACTACAAAATGATTATGATAAATATGGTGAGAATAATTTTAATTTCTTCTTTATCAATACAGTAGAAAATAGAGATTCCTTAGAAAGAGAAGAAGAAGATGAAATTAATGCTTACTTAAAAATAATGGGGAAAGAATATATTTATAATATAAATCTTACTCCAAGTATAGTTTTAAGAATAATATAGATAGAAAAGAATTTAATTATCAAATGGTTAGGGATAATTCATGTAAATGTTGTGATAATACTTTGGACGATGTAATTCTTTCAACTGAGGAAAATGAATATCGTGACGAATATTATCTTGTATACATAAATAATAATTTATTAACATTAATAGATGCGAATGATAATGGTTCAAGTTATCTTGGAGATAAGGTAATTAATTATTGCCCTATGTGCGGAAGGAAATTATATGGTAAGTAATTTCTTAAACAAAACACTAAAATAAAATATTTCTTGACATTTGTTGCTTGACGATGTTAAAAGAATTATTCAGCAAATGCAAGAAGATATGAGTGATGATGATTTTTATGATTTGAGGGGATAATAAATAAATAAATAACAAAATAAATTATAACAAACAAAAAAGAAATGAAGATTGGCTGTACACACCATTCTTCATTTTAATTGAGACCTTGAAATAATAGAAGCCATTGAGTTAATTTGAGCTAGAAGAATGCTGAAAATAACTCAATGTGCTTATTGTAGCATGGATTGGATTGAGTTGCAAAGGTTTTGGGTTTTGGGATGGATAGAGTTATTTATCCAATAAAAGTATGTTTTCCTAGTAAGTTGAATTTTATATTGATTTATTTTTTGAGAGTGCGATTGGGTGCTCTCTTTTTGTTTGTGGTTTTTTAAGTTTAGGTTGGATAATTTTATGGTTTCTCCATTAGGGATCGATACCTGATGACAGAGTGTAAAACGAGAAGCGAAAATTTGACCTTTACAAGTTTAAGCTTCTTATTCCATTTGTAGCTTTAGAAAGGAAGGCGGTAATAAATAATGTTTGAAAAATCTTATAAAGAGGTTAAGAATTTTATTGAAGTGGAAAGTAATAGCGGTTGTAAGTTAAAAAGTACAGAATATTTGGGTGCTAAGAAACAATTGCAATTAGAGTGTAAATGTGGAAATCCATTCGAGAAAAGTTTTCGTGATTTTAACAAGAAAGCAAGTCGTAGAATGTGTAAAGATTGTATGAAAGAATTAAATCTTACTGGGAAAAATAGAACATTAAAATATGAAAACGTCAAACATTTTATAGAAGTAGAAAGTAATAGTGGATGTAAGTTAAAAAGTAAGGAATATACAAGAAATAGTCACAAATTAGATTTGGAGTGTAAATGCGGTGAACCTTTTAGTACTACCTATTCAGCATTTACAAAGAAAGACAAACCAAAAAGACAATGTAATGAATGTGGAAATATTTTATACTCAAGTAGTTTAAAGCATACATATGAAGAAGTCAAAATTATTGTTGAATCAAAAGAACTTGAATTAATAAGTAAAGAATATTTAAGAAATTGCGATAAATTAACTGTCAAAGATAAAGAAGGTTATTATTATTTTGTATCGTTATGTACTATACAAACATCTTCATTCACTATAAAATTGCACAAATCCAATCCTTATTCAATTCAGAATATAAAATTATGGTGTAAAATCAATGATAAACCATTCGAATTAGTAGATGGACAAATATATATAAATGCAAATAAGAATTTAAAATGGAAATGCTTAAAAGACGGAGAAATATTTGAATTACCATGGGATGTAATAAGTAATAGTAGTAAAAAGCAGGGTTGTCCTTATTGTAGTAAACTAAAAGTATGCTTATCAAATTGTTTAGCAACTCTTAATCCTGAAATTGCATCTGAATGGCATCCAATAAGGAATGGTGAATTAACACCTTTTGACGTTACTAATATTAACAGTACAGAACAAGTTTGGTGGCAATGCGATAAAGGACATGAATGGCAAATAGATGTTGGGCAAAGAGTATATTTTAATTCTGCTTGCCCTTATTGTACTCATAAATTACCGTCAAAAGATTATAATTTATTAATTTGCAATCCTAAATTATGCGAAGAATGGAATTATAATAAAAATGATAAATTACCTGAAGAAGTTGTTCCTGGTAGTGGTCAATATGCTTGGTGGATTTGTAGAGAATGTGGACATGAATGGTATGCACGAATAAATCATAGAAACAATGATTGTGGATGCCCAGAATGTTTAATTAAATGGGGAGAAAAACAGTTAAAAGTAATGTTAGAAAAATATAAATTCCCTCATATTGGGCAGTTAAGATTTAAGGATTGTAGAGATAAACTCCCACTTCCCTTTGATGTAGCAGTTTATAAAGATGAATTAAAAACTCAACTACATATTATTTTAGAATATGATGGGAAACAACATTTTGAACCAGTAAAATTTGGAGATATATCTCAAGAGAAGGCAGAAGAGATTTTTAAATTAACTCAATATCATGATTTAATAAAAAATAATTATTGCATTGAAAATAAAATTCTTTTACTTAGAATTCCATATTGGGAACGTTTAAATATTGAAGAAATATTAGTAGATGTATTGGTAAATAGGAATATAGATAGTAAATTCTTTGTAAGATAAAAATAATTTTTAGAGAGCAATCACAAACAAATTAATGTGATTGCTCTCTATTTTTTACACTTTTTACTTAGCACACCAATTGATTACCGTCTCATTAAAATACTTAACACTCGATGTGCCATTGATAATTTTTCCTCCCTCTTTAAGGACTGGCCTCCATCGACTAGCAGTTCTTAAAAAGAAATCATCTTCAGTTAATTTAGCAAGTTTAATCTTCCAATCTGGATCATCTTTTAAAACAGCACTTAACGCTATCATTGCACCAATTGCTAAAGGTTCGATTGTGAAGTATTGTTTCTTAAAATTGTTCTTAGATTCTAAATCAGAATTTGCCATAAATTGAGGAAAGAGAAAAACTAATTGGTCTATATATTCTATTAACCAATTCTCAATATTTTTTTGTTCTGCTTTAGTTTGTGGTTCGTTGTAATTCTTTTTGATTGCATTTGTCAAAACACCATAACTACAAATATTAAAACTAGAACTCTTAATGGTTGTGCTAACTGTTTCGATCTTGTTTTTCCAGTCTGACTCTTGTTCAATCCTTCTTGCAATTTTGTTGGCATAATTAATATTGTCAAGATAACGTGTTCTTGTGGGGTTGACGCGAAGTGAAAAATTATTCAGTTCTGAAAACATCTGCCTAGCTGCATCGTCAGAGACGGTGTTAACTTCGCAATTAAATTGAAATTGTCTAGGATCGTCATATTGATCTGGGTTTTTAATCCAAGCATTTTTCCACTTAATGGACGCCCTAGCACGGTGGGAAAAATCAATCCCTTGTAAATACCCTTCACCAGAAATACTATTATCTTCTGGATTATACACTAACTCTGATTCGTTATCCAATGAATAATTTAAAACAATTGTGTTCCCAAAAATTCTTTTTTGAGTGAAGGCTAAGAAAATATCATTTACATGTTTATTAGAAAAATTGTCTTTTTCTTTTCCAGATGAAGTAGTAACGCTTCCCCTCTGGATACTAGGGATAAAACGTATAATTGAGTTTTCAAAGTAGGAGGCAAGATCAAATGAAGAAATTGTACAAATGTACTTGGTAATTTCACCTTGGTTATAAACGGGAATTACTGGAGAAAATGACCAATTCTTATTTTCTTTTAATTTTAAGTCATTTTGTTTTATCTCTTGTTTAAGTTTCTTAATTTCTCGTTTCTTCGCCAATTCATCCTTTTTTCTTTGAACATCAGTATATTCTTCATTAAACTCATCCTTCGGAATCTGATTATCCCCATTATCCTCCATTTTCACTTTTTCACTCAAACTACTCAAACTCCCAAATGGTGGCCTCTGATTTCCTTCATCATCCTTATTCTCCCCACTATCCCCAACAACCCCATCTCTACTCCCCTTGTCCCAAATCTTATCATTCTCATTTTCCATTTCCTTAACTAACTCTATTTCATGTTGTTGAACCATATCCTCATCATTCTCATCCATTGCTTCTTGATACCCAACTGCTGTTTGACTTGCTGTCTCATTTACCATACTCATTACCTCTTCCTTCACCTGATTAATCAAACTAACATCCACCTGTTGAAACTTATCCTTATTACCTTTCCTACCCATATCAAAATCACCTTCCATTCTCATATTTTCCATATTTCCACTTTTATCAAATTTAAAAATCATATAAATTACCCCTTTCGAATGATTATACACTATTTTTATCCACTATCAAGTGCATATATACCATTTATTAAGAAAATAAAGAAAAAGAATGATTT